TTGCTTGTTTTTTTGTATATATTCTTCATACAAGTAAATTTATAAAGATTTGTAAATTAATTGTCAATAGATAAAATAAATAAATATCATGGCTAATAAAATAAAATTCACTCAATCAACAATAGACTATGTAATCTCTCAGGTTGCAATAGGAAGAAGCATAAAAAAGATTCTTGAAGATGATCAAGTCAATGCTAGTTGGGAAGGTTGGAGGAAGCTACTTCACAAAAAACCAGCAGTAAAAAAAGAATATGAATTGGCACAACAAGACGGAATTGATTATTTATTGTCTTCTTGTACTGATCAACTTCAATCAACTATTAATGAATTTAAGATAAATGGCAAAGGCGATCTTGCAATATCTCACTTAATTAAAGAGATTGTTGGCTTAACTAAATGGAAAGCAAGTCATTTAATCACTAAATATTCTAATAAAACTAATGTTTCTTTATCAAATCACAACGATAAACCTTTAGTTGTTAAGTGGCAAAAATAAACCCAATCATTAAATAAGCTAAGTAAATCAATGTTAAGGTGTGTTTTCTTCGTACCTTCTTGCACAAAGTTGCCTACCAATCATATAGAAATAAAAAAATATATATCTCAGCTACAGATTGAACAACACTAATGCAGGTTGTTTGCTTCTAGTAATGGTTAGTTCTGATACTTTATTGTTATAACTACTAACCAGTAATTGTATTGCTTTTAGGGGGGTTTTAAAAGAGACCCCACCCCTAAAAAAAAATTAGGCTACGTTGCTATTACGTTAGGAGGTATGTATAATTAAATTACAAGGTTTTTATGGAAGACAAGAAATCAAAGATTTATGCAGTAATATTTATATCTGAAAAGAAGAAAACAGTTTCAGTTCACTTTGATGGATTTGAAGATTTTTACCATGCAAAAGACTTTAGCGACTTTCTTGTTGATGAGGTTTTAAATATAGAAGACTTGTATAGTTCAGCAAATCATACTATTCATTAATACATGGGGGGTTTTGTTTTTTAATGTCTGAAATTATTATTCCATACACACCTAGAAAATTACAAAAAATTTTGCACAAGCAAATGCCTAAGAACCGATTTAACGTAATCGTTGCACATAGGCGGTCTGGCAAAACTGTATGTACTATTAATCATATGATTAGAGATGCACTTACAAATCCTTTGCCTAACCCAAGATACGCCTTTATTTCGCCAACATTCAAACAAGGCAAAAGTACAGCATGGGATTATATAAAAAATTTCGCCAAAAATATTCCCTATGTAAAATTCAATGAGTCAGAATTAAGATGTGATTTTCCTAATGGTTCTAGGATTACAATTCTAGGAGCTGAGAACGATCAAGCACTTAGGGGTATTTTTTTAGATGGGTGTGTTATGGATGAAACCCAAAACATAAGTCCTTCATTATTTCCTGAGATTATCAGACCTGCATTGACCGACAGAAAAGGATGGTGCATTTTTATAGGTACACCAAAAGGACAAAATTATTTTTATAAATTACATAAAGAAGCCTTAGATAAAAAAGGCTGGTGGACAGAAGTTTATAAAGCTTCTCAAACAAAGATATTAGACAAGGAAGAATTGATAGCAGCTCAAGGTGTAATGTCCTCTGATTTGTATGATCAAGAATTTGAATGTTCTTTTCAAGCTGCAATTACTGGCTCTTATTATGGTGCTATTATAGAAAACTTAGAAAAAACAAATAAAGTAAAAGAAGTTAAATATGACCCTGATATAGAAGTTGAAACATGGTGGGATTTAGGTCTTAGGGATTCTACAGCTATTTGGTTTGTCCAAAGGCATAATGAAGAAGTTAGAGTTATTGATTACGAAGAAAATTCAGGAGAAGGTTTAGATTTCTATGCAGACCTGATAGATAGCAAACCTTATAAATATGATAGACATATTGCTCCGCATGATATAAAGGTTAGAGAACTAGGTGCTTTCGGCAAATCAAGACTTGAAAGTGCTTTAGATTTGGGTATATCTTTTGATATAGCTCCTAAACTTTCTATTGAAGATGGTATAGAAGCTGTTAGAAAAGAATTACCAAAATGTTATTTTGACAAAAGTAGAACTGCAAAAGGATTAGAAGCTTTAAAAGCATATCAAAAAAAGTGGGATGAGAAAAATCAATGTTTCAAAAACAGACCAATCCACAATTTTGCTTCACATCCTGCAGACGCATTTAGATATGGATGTACGTTTGTTGGAGGAAAATCATCAGATTGGAAAAAACAAATTTACGTTGATACAAGTTATATAGTTTAATCATGGCAAAAAAAATTACAAGAATAGAAAATCCTGAGCTAAGAGCAATACTGCAAAATTACATAACTAATTCTTTAGGATTTTTAGGTGGTACACTTTCTGCTCAAAGAGAAAAAGCACTAGACTATTATCAAGGAGATAGTCTTGGTAATGAAATAGAAGGTCGTTCACAAGTTGTTAGTACAGACGTTGCAGATACTGTAGAAAGTTTATTACCAAATCTTTTAAGAGTTTTTACTGCTTCAGAAAAAGTTGTTGTCTGTGAACCTGTAAGGGGAGAAGACGCACCATTAGCAGAACAGGCAACCGCATACCTTAATCATATTTTCTACAAAGAAAATGATGGATTTCAATTATTATATAATTTTTTTAAAGATGCTTTATTAGAAAAAAATGGAATACTTAAAACTTACTATGACAAAACTGAAACTGTAGAATTTGAAACCTACGAAAATCTTACAGATGAAGAATATGAAGTTATTAAAAATGATCCTAATGTTGAAACTACAGAACACTCTGAAAGAGAAGATGTAGCAGCAGTAGAAAGTTTAGAATTATTTGAAGAACAAGTTTTAGAAACTCAAGGATTAGATTTAGATTTACCTGTTCCAATGTTGCATAATTGCAAATTAAAAAGAGTTAATAAAAAGGGAAGAATTAAAGTTGAGTCTGTACCACCTGAAGAATTTTTAATAGATAAGAACGCTGTAAAACTTGAAGAAGCAAATTTTGTTGCTCATAGAGTTTATTTAACTAGATCAGAATTAGTAAGTATGGGTTTTGATAAAGATGAAGTTTACAATCTTCCATCTTCCGATTCTTCTATATTAAATACTGAAAGAATGGCAAGGTTTCAAAACATAGATGACTTTCCAATGAACTCATCTGCAGACCCATCTACACAAAAAATTACAATATATGAAAACTATGTTCGTTATGATTATGATGGAGATGGTATAGCAGAACTTAGAAAAATAACTTCAGTAGGTGAATCTTCTGAATTTGTTTTAGAAAATGTTTCATGTGATAACATTCCTTTTGTTTCAGTTACTCCTGTTCCAATGCCGCATAGATTTTATGGAAGATCAATTTCAGAATTAGTTGAAGACGTACAGCTAATGAAATCAACTGTAATGAGACAATTATTAGATAATATGTATTTAACTAATAATAATAGAGTTGCAATTATGGATGGCATGGTAAACATGGATGACCTTTTAACTACTAGACCTGGAGGTGTTGTAAGAACTAAACAACCACCTAATCAAGTTATGCAACCAATAGTTAATCAACCAATTTCACAACAAGCTTTTCCTTTATTAGAATATTTAGATACTGTTAGAGAAGTAAGAACAGGTGTTACAAAATATAATCAAGGTTTAGATTCTGAGTCTTTAAATAAAACTGCCACAGGAATAAATACAATTATGAATCAAACGCAAATGCGTTCTGAATTAATTGCTAGAATATTTGCTGAGACAGGTGTTAAAGATTTGTTTAGAAAAATGTTTGAGCTTTCAGTTAAGTATCAAGACAAGGAAAAGATTATTGCAATTAATGGACAGTACATTCCTGTTATTCCTACAGAATGGAAAAACAGATTTAATATTTCTATAAGTGTAGGTCTTGGCACAGGTTCTAAAGAACAACAAATTGTTATGCTAAACAATATACTAGACAAACAATTACAAGCTTATCAATTACAAGGTAATAGAGAATATCCAATGGTAGGATTAAAAAATATATATAATACTCTTTCTAAAATAATAGAAGAAGCTGGTTTGAAAACAGTAGATAATTATTTTATAAATCCTGATCTTGGTAAAAAAATGATGACTCCGCCACCTCCACCACCTATTTCTCCTATTGAGAAAATAGAAATGACTAGAATTGATGCAGAAAACAAAAGAAAAATTGCTGATCTTGAATTAGACTACAAACAGCTACAACAAAAACAACAAGATATGTTATTAGGATTTGAAGCTAAAATTAAAGAAATGGGCTTGAAATATGGCACACAACTTGATACAGCCAAAATAAAAGCAGAAGCTGATTTAGATAAAATGATTATATCAGAAAACAGCAAAGTGTTTGAAAAAGCAGAAAAGTCTGCTAATATGTTTACTAATGAGTTACAAGGATTAAATGGACAGCCAAGACCAAGCCAAGAGAACGCTGGAGTTGAGCAGATCATCTCAAGCGAAACAGATTTTAGAAAATAGTATTTTTCAAGAGTCAATAGATACTCTTAAAAAAAACTACAGAGATGCTCTCTTTGAACAAACTGGAGTTAATGATAATATAGCTAGAGAAAAACTTTGGTTAGCTTATCAAGTTTTGGGAAAAGTAGAAAATCATTTTAAAGAAATTCTTGAGACAGGAAAATTAGCAGAAAAACAATTAGCTGATTTTCAAAAACAAGATAAAAAATTCTAACCACAAGTTAGAATAAGCCAACCTAATATCTAGGAGCTTAAACACAAACAGGAGACTTAATGTCAAATGAAAACCCTTTACTGAACAAAAGTGAGTCAGTAACAGGTGCAGCAAAACATATTGAAGGTTTGTTAAACTCTAATGGAGTTATCAAGAAACCTCAAAAAGATGCAGCACCAGTTGAGCCAAAAGAAACTGAAGAAGCGAAAGCAACTGAAGATAATCAAGAGGTAAAACAAAAAACTGAAGAACAACTTGAAGATAAAGTTCAAGAATCTTTAGACCAAGAAGAAGCATCAGGAGAGAAAGCTATTGAAGATCAAGAAACTGATTACCACCAAATTAAAGTTAATGGTGAAGTGATTGAAGTTGACCTTGAGGAATTAAAAGCAGGTTATCAAAAGGATGCGGATTATAGACGAAAGACCGAAGAACTAGCTATAGAAAAAAGACAAGTTCGTTCTGACCAAGATCGTCTAACGCAAGAGTATTCAACTAAGATTGAAGAATTAAATAATCTTAATGTTACTCTTAACGCAGAAGTAAACAATGAGTTAAATTCCCAAGAGCTAGATAAGCTATGGGATGAAGACCCAACTGAAGCTGCAAAAATTGATAGAAAATTGAGACGTAAACAAGAAACTATTTCTCAAGGTCAAGCAAAGCTTAGACAACATCAAGAAGTACAGTTTCAGAAAATTTTAGCGGTAGAGCAAAATAAGGTTGCCTTAAAACATCCTGATTTTGTAGATCCCATAAAAGGAGCTACTCTAAAAACAAACATGAGAAATTATTTAGTACAAAGAGGTTTCAACGATAAAGAAGTTTCTAGTATTTATGATAGCAGAATGTTTGATGTGGTTATGGATGGAATGAAACATTTAAGTTCGGCAAATAGACCAAGACCTAATATTGCTAGAAAAATTGTTAAACCAACAGGTGTTGTTAAATCAGGCGTTAAGGTTTCTAAAGATGATAAAGTTTCTCAATCAAGGATGGATCAATTTAAAACGCTTAAGAATTCTTCAGGTAATCCAAAAAATGCCGCAGATTTACTCAAGCGTTATTTATAAACAATAACCTAACGGAGAAAATAACATGGCAACATACGCAACGTACACAACAGTTGGTATAAGAGAAGACTTAGCTGATATTATTTATAATATATCACCTACAGAAACTCCTTTTATGTCAGGTGTTGCAAAAACAAAAGCAACAAACACACTACATCAATGGCAAACAGACGCATTAGCTCCTGTAGCCGCAAATGCTCAAGCAGAGGGTGCAGCAATAGCTTACCCAACTCTTGACCCAACAGTTAAACTTGGAAACAACACACAGATTAGCTCAAAAGCTATGCAAATTACAGGAACGAATGACGCTGTAACTGCTGCTGGTAGAAATTCTGAGTTAGCTTATCAAGTAGCAAAATCTGCGAAAGAATTAAAAAGAGATATGGAAACTGCTCTTTTATCTAACGTAGCTAAAGCTGCTGGTTCTGCTGGATCACCAACAAGAAAATTAGGTGGGGTTCAAACTTGGATCGCAACTAACGTATCTGCTGGTGCAGGTGGATCAGGTGCTGGTGGTGGTGCTATCAGAACTGATGGAACACAAAGAGCTTTCACAGAGGGTCTTTTAAAAGAAGTCCTAGTTGATTGTTTCAACGCTGGTGGAAATCCAAACATGATAATGGTTAATGCTTTTAATAAGCAAAGACTATCTAGCTTTACTGGTGGATCTACTAGATTTGATGCTGCTGAAGATAGAAGATTAATAACTTCTATTGATGTTTATGAGTCAGATTTCGGAACTATGCAAGTAGCTCCAAACAGATTCATTA